GTCAGGGAAAATGAACGTGATACATGGTTTCTGACTTCAAATTCAATGGAATAAGTAAGTTGGGAGCGATGTAAAATGGAACAGATGCAAATGAATATGCCAGATATGTACGATGCTGCATTGTATCTTCGGTTATCGAAAGATGATATGGAAGAGGGCGGTGCGAAGTCAGAGAGCAACAGCATTGCAAATCAGAGAGAGTTACTTCGGAGCTTTGTAAAAAGCCAGCCGGATATTCAGATCTTTGATATATATGTGGATGACGGATACTCAGGAGGAAATTTTGATCGACCTGAGTTTAAACGAATGACAACTGATATAGAAGCTGGAAAAGTAAATTGCGTGATTGTAAAAGACTTATCCAGATTCGGAAGAGAATATATAGAAGCCGGGCGATGGATCGAAAAGACCTACCCGGCTTTAAATGTGCGTTTTATTTCAGTTACAGACCAGTTTGACAGTAAAACAGCAGATTTTTCAGAGAAGTCATTTGTAGTTCCAATCAAAAATTTCGTAAATGAAAGCTATTGTCGGGACATTTCCGGTAAAGTGCGAAGCCACCAGAAAATCAAACGTGAAAAAGGTGAATTTATTGGAGCGTTTGCCCCGTATGGTTACTGCAAAGATCCAGAGAATAAGAATTGTCTGGTGATTGATTCTTATGCATCAGATATTGTAAGAAAAATATTTTCGTGGAAAATTGATGGATTCAGTCTTGGAGCAATCGCAGAAAAACTGAATGTACGTCATGTGCAGTCGCCAAAAGAATATAAAAAGGCAAATGGCGAGAATTACAATTCTGGATTTCACAGCTCAGACACACCGAAATGGTCGGCAGTGCAGATTAAAAGGATTCTGACCAACGAGGTTTACATTGGAAACATGGTGCAAGGCAAGCAGGAACGAATCAGCTATAAGGTAAAGCAACGTCTGGATAAGCCAGAATCAGAGTGGGTGAAAGTAGAAAATACGCATCCGGCAATAATCAGGCAGAATGATTTTGATGTGGTGCAGAAGCTACTTCAGTATGATGGCAGGGCATCGAAAACATCGGACAGTGCAAACTTTTTTTCAGGTTTTGTATTTTGCGGAGATTGCCATACACCGATGATACGCAGGGTAAATCAGTATAAGGGAAAGAAAAAAGCCTTTTATATTTGCCAGACAAAAAATAAAGGTGGAGATTGCACCAGACACAGTATTCCGGAAGAGGTGCTGAAAAGNATTGTATTGAAAGAGATTCAGGCATATACGGCACTTTTNGTAGACTATCAGATGATTATGGAAGAACTTTGTGANATGNAAGTCAGTTACGATCAGGTAATCGGTTATGATACGCAGATTAGTAAGTTGCAGGAAGAATATAACCGNTATTACAGNCTGAAAGCATCTTTGGGTGATGACTTGAAAGAGGGANTGATCAGCAAAGAGGAGTTCGATGATTTTCGGGAAAGTTACGGAAGAAAATGTGAAGAACTGGAGCAGATGATTGAAAATCAGAAAAANCTGGTAAAGCAAATGTTTGAGGGTGGAGTGTCTGCAACTGTTCAGTTGGAGGACTGGAAGAAATCACTGGAAATCAAAGAACTGGATCGCACATTGCTGGCACTGACCGTAGATAAAATCTATATTTATGAAAACAAGCAAATTAAAATTCACATCCGNTATCAGGATATGATTGAGAAAATGAAAGTCATAAGACGGTTTTATGCGGAACACNGGACAGAGTGCAGGAAAGAGGTGNGATAAATGGCAAGNACAGCAAAAAGATATAAGAAAAACACAGAGAAGAAAGTTCNTGGTATTCCGGTATGTATGGCTGCAATTTATGCCAGATTATCCGTAGACAATGATGAAAAAAAGTCAGAATCTATTGAAACACAGGTTACGCTGATAAAAGANTTCATTCAGAAGCANAATGAAAATCCGGACANAGAGTATGAGATTGCTGTATATGATATTTATTCTGATTTGGGAAAAACCGGAACAAATTTTGACAGACCGGGATTTGAACGGATGATGAATAATGTCAGGGCAGGTAAAATAAACTGTATTCTGGTAAAGGATTTCTCACGATTTGGAAGAAATTACATTGAAACTGGTAACTATCTGGAAAAGATTCTTCCTTTTATGAAAGTGCGATTTATTTCTGTATGTGACAACTATGATTCATTTGCACCGGGTGCTAAGAATCAGGAATTATCCATGAATATCAAGAATTTGGTGAATGATGCTTATGCAAAAGACATTTCCGCAAAAGAACGGGCGGCGAAACGTATTGCACAAAAAAACGGTGAATATGTGGGATCTACAGCTCCATACGGATATTGTGTGGAAAAGATAAATGGAATTTGTAAGTTGATTGTGGAACCGGAAGCTGCAAAGATTGTCCGCAGGATTTTTGAAGAATATGCTTCGGGAGATGGCATACAGAGCATTATTGACAGGCTGTTTGAGGATAGGGTACATCGGATTTCGGACTATAACCAATATCATCATGTGTACTGTCAGGATGGAGAGAATCTTCATCAGTGGGGAAATTCTTCGATACGTGCGGTTTTAAATCGAAATAATTATTATGGTGATCTGGTTCAGAGAAAATACGAATCCAGATTTCAAAGAGGTGAAAAATGGTGTGACATACTGGACCAGAGTCAGTGGATTATTACGCCAAATGCTCATGAGCCGATTATCAGCAGAGAACTGTTTGACAAAGCACAGGTCAGGTTAAAAGTAGCACAACAGAAAGCAACAAAAACTACAGTAGGATGGGAAGAGGATGAAAGAGCATTTTACAATGTATTGTATTGTGGAGATTGTAAGCGAAAAATGTGTACACGTAGATACAGAGGCAATGTGTATTACTTTTGCAATGCTGCCTGGTATCGGGATGAAAGAAAATGTAGTCACAAATCTATTTCCGAAGAGAAGCTGCAGAAAATTGTCCGTTCAGAGCTGACCAGACAGTTTCAGTTATCTGACTTACGGAAAAAGGATATGTCTGCTATAAGCAGTGCAGTATTTCTTACCAAAATCAAAGAAATTCAAGCAGAGATCAGGAAACTGGATGCAGATATGGAAAGACGTTCAGAAAAACTGGCACAGGCATTTATGCAATATAAAGAGGGCGAACTTTCCAAAGAAGCCTATATAGAAATGAAAGATGACCGTAATAACTGGAAAGTGTTCTGTGAAGAGAGGAAGAAGTCTCTGGAGCAGACTATACGTAAACTGGAAAAACAGCAGAAAAAAGAAGCCAGATTTTTACGAAGCCTGCTGGAGCTGGATGGGACAACCAGAATCAATGCGGAATTTGCAGAAGGCTTGATTGAAAGTATGTATCTATATGGTGATGGCAAACTGGAAATCAACTTCGGGTTTAAGGGGGCGGTAGAACATGAGTGATCAGAAACTGATTATTGGATATTACCGCCTTTCCATGGAAGATGACTCAGAGGGAGAAAGTAACAGCATTATTAATCAGAGAAAACTGGTAAAAGATTATATTTCCAATATTCCTGAACTGGTGGCTATGCCCTTTCAGGAGTTCTACGACGATGGATATTCTGGTTCCAGTATGGAACGTCCGGCAATTAAGCAGGTTCTGGAACTTGCCAGGGAGAATAAAGTGCAGTGTATTGTAGTAAAAGATTTTTCACGTTTTGCCAGAAACTATATTGAGATGGGAACTTATCTGGAACAGATTTTTCCATTCCTGGGAGTACGATTCATTTCTATCTCAGACCGATATGATTCTAAAGATTATAAGGGAAAGAGTTCGGATATTGAAGTACAGTTTAAAGGACTGATAGCAGATTTTTATGTGAAAGACCAGTCCGTAAAGGTAAAAGCGGCAGTCAGTACCAGACGAGGAAAAGGTGAGTATTGCTGTGGCTCTGCACCGTATGGGTATCGAATCAATCCTGAAAATAAGAAAGAACTGGTGATTGTAGAGGACGAAGCGGAAGTGATTCGCAGAGTATTTGAACTGACCAATCAGCGATATTCCAAGATGGAGATTTGTAAGTTATTCAATGAAGAGGGTGTATTGACTCCCTTGCAGTCTATGAGCAGACGACAGAAATCAGACAGCAAGAAAGCTGCATCAAGAGGATTGCAGTGGACGAGTGATATGATACGGAAGATTGTGGATGATAAGACTTATATAGGCTGTATGGTCTATGGAAAGACAAAGATTCCAGATCCCGGAACAGGGAAAGAAGTACCAGTGCCGAGAAATCAGTGGAAAGTGATGGAAAACCATCACGAGCCGATCGTATCAAAAGAGGTCTTTGAGAAAGCACAGTCTCTGCAGATCAGATACACCAAGAAAAGCAAATTTGACAGGGAAACAACACTATTAGGTGGCTATGTAAAATGCGGGAATTGTCGCAGAAGTCTGACTTCAAGCAGTCCTGTTCATGGTCATATCCTTTATAGCTGTGCTTACAGTAAAGGAAAAGAAGATACAGCGTGTTTTGCCGGGAAAGCGGATAACAAAATGCTGGAGCATATCGTGCTGGCAGAAATAAAGGCTTACTTACGTCAGAATATCAGCCAAGAACAGATGCAGCAATCCATGAGAAAACAGCATGAGGACAGTATAGAAGCCTATAAGACGGAAAGTGCAGATTGTGAAAAGTGTCAAGAACAAATAAAAATCCAGAACCGCCAGAACTACGAGAAGTATCACGAGGGACAGATGAACCAGAACCAGTTTATGGAAGCCAAGAAGCAGTTGGAAGAAGAAAGAGAACGACTGCAGAAACGTGTACAGGAACTGGATGAGTTGATAAACGACGAGAAAGAAATCCTGATGAAAAAGAATATTCCGGTGGAGCAAATGTTGAAGTATTTAGGCTATGAGAAGCTGACACGAGAGATGCTGGAAGAATATGTGCAGGGAATATATGTGTATGATGACGGGAGAGTGGAGGTAGAGTGGAAAGAGTGAAAATTTAGAAATTTTATTGTTTGAAAACACATTGAGAAAGCAGGTGAAGCATGATAAAATAAAACAAACTATGCGTAGAGAAAGGTGGTGAGAACTATGGATATAAGATGTCAACAGTTCACGAAAGAGTATATAGCTAATGAAATGCTGGATTTGTTAGGATATCGGAAATCAGTATATGGAAAAAAAATACTAGAAAACTCATGTGGCGAAGGAAATATACTGTGTCTTGTTGTAGAACGGTATATTCAAAATGCGTATGAGGAAGGTTATTCAAGAGAAGCCATAGTTCTCGGTCTAGAATCTGATATATATGGTGCAGAAATTGTAAAAACGACATATGATAAATGTATAGAAAATTTAGACAATATTGCTAAAAAGTATGACTTAGGAAAAGTAAGATGGAATATTTTTTATGGAGATGTACTTGCACGACCATTTAATATTAAATTTGAATATGTCATAGGAAACCCGCCCTATATATCATATAGGAATCTTGAAAAAGAAGTACGCGATTTTATAAAAAAAGAATATATAACCTGCAAAAAGGGAAAGCCTGATTATTGCTATGCTTTTATCGAAAATGCTATTCAATATTTGGATTCAAATGGGAAGATGGTGTATTTGGTTCCTAATAGTATATATAAGAATGTATATGCACAGAATTTGAGAAAATTAATTAAAAAATATCTTGTAGAGATAAAAGATTATCCTAATCAGAAATTATTTGATAATGCAATGACATCTTCTACGATAATGTTTCTTAGGAAAGGCGAATATGCCGAAGTGGTAGATTATAATAATGTCCCTAAAAAAGAACAAATCACTATTGCAAAGAACAAATTATATGGAAAATGGATTTTTGAAAACTCGCAAGAAAATCATTCCAAAATTCGTTTTGGAGATTTATTTCAAGCTTCTATGGCAATAGCAACACAGAGAAATAAAGTTTTTGTTGTTAATGAGGCTGAAAAAAAACATTGGAAATTGGAAAGAGGGGCAATGCGATTGGCACTTAGCCCAAGAAATCAGAAATATGGAAATAAAGAATATATTGTTTTTCCATATATGATACGAAAAGATAAGGTTATTAATTATTCGGAAGAATTATTCAAAAGAAAATATCCAAATGCATATGCATATTTGTTGAAAAACAAAAAAGAATTAGAAAAAAGGGATGCAGATAAATCAGCACAGTGGTTTGAATATGGAAGAAGTCAGGCGTTACAAAATATGAACAAGAAAAAATTGCTGATTTCAACAGTTGTCACTAATGAAGTAAACACATATGAGACTGGAACAAAGTCAATCCCATATGCAGGAATATATGTGATTTCAGAAAAAGGGTATGATTTAAAAATTGCAAAGAAAATACTGGAGAGTGAAGAGTTTTTGAAATATGTGCATGGAATTGGTACCCCAGCAAGTGGAAAATCACTGCGAATTACAGCAAAAGATATAAATGAGTTTACTTTTTTATGTGATGATTTGAACAGGGTATAAAGTAGGTGAAGATATGGAAAAAGAAATAAGCATAAAGGTTAATGCTAGACATGTAGGGCAACTTGGACGTGAATTAGTTACGGATTATGTTACTGCTCTTACTGAATTAGTAAAAAATTCATATGATGCAGACGGTGAGGGAGTTGAAGTTGCATTCACAAATATGCTTTCGGGAGAGGGGAAAATAATAATTGCTGATACAGGCTGTGGGTTTTCGAGTGATGACATCGAAACGAAATGGGCAGTTATAGGAACGAGTAGTAAGGTGAAAAATCCTTATTCGAAGAAGTACAAACGTAGATGTGTGGGCAGAAAAGGAATAGGAAGATATTCTGTTGAAAGATTGGCTGAATATTGTACGTTGTATTCTTTTACGAAAGATAACAGACCTGTTAAGTATTATATGAATTGGAATAAATACGAAGGAATTGACTTTAATGAGTTGAAACAAAGAGTTGAAATTTTGGAAAATAGTCCAGATTTTGAAAGTGCGAAGTATATAAAACGAGCTGTAGAATATTTGCTTGTCAGTGAACGAATTGATATTGATTCTAAAAACATAATCCGGGAGAAAATATTAAAAAATAATAAGCTGGATTTTTCAATATTTTATAGTAAAGAAACACTTGGAAATATACAGCAATTTTTATATCCTATATATGAAAAATATAATGGTATAGAAGAGAGAGTTGAAGATATAAAAAATGTTGTTGAAGAGTTGGAAGGGGAAGAAAAAGAATTATATTATAATAAATTACAAACTTTATATAAAAAAATTGGAAAAAATAAAGAACAATATTATACAGGTACTTTTTTGATATTAGATTCTTTAAGAGATAATTGGAAAAAGGAAGATATTGAGAAAGTAATAAAAGAATTTAGACTTTTAGTGTCACCTTTTGAAGAAAAAAACAATTTTTCTATATATATAACAGCACCAGAATATGATTTATATGAGGTAAAACTTGAGAATAATATACTAAGACAACGATATGCAAAGGTAGAGGCGAAAATAAAAACTCAATCTATAGATAATGGAGAGAGAAAAACCGTTTTTTGTGCAAGATATGCTGATCGAGAAGGCACAATTAAAGATTTTTCGGAAGAACTTAAAAAAGTGTATATATGCGGTGATTTACAAATAACGATTTATTATTTCTTGAGAGATGCGTCTTTAAAATTTGATGGATTGAAAGCCTCAGAAGCAAAGGCTGTATTAGATACATTTTGTGGAGTGAAAATATATAGAGATGGTTTTAGAGTACGCCCATATGGGGAAGAGGGAAATGATTGGCTTTTATTGGATAAAATTAAGATAAGTGATCCGCATAGTTACAGGGTTGGAAATAACCAGGTAATTGGTGTTGTGAATATAAACTCGGACGCTAATCCGTTGCTTATTGATTCAACAAATAGAGAGGCAATCATAGAAAACGAAGCATTTGCACAATTAAAACAAGTTGTGAACAAATGTATTAATATTATTGAAAATCATAGATATACTCAATATTTAGAAGAGCGAAAACAAACAAAGATTGCAGAAGAGGAGGAAAAACGAAAACAAGAACGTGGAGAATTGACAAAAACAATATCTCAAACGAAAGAAAAGTTTTCAAAAGCATTAAAAAATGGAAATATTGATAAGGCCGAAAAAGCTGTATCAGAGATTTTAGAAACAGTATCTCGCGATCAAAAAAAAGAGCAGAAGCATTTTGAAAATACAAAAAAAGAATATGAAAAAAAGTTGAGAGACAGTAACAATGAATTGCGGTTGTATAAAAATTTGGCAGCATTAGGCATATTAGCAGGAAGTTTTGGGCATGAGACAGATGATGC